GAGATCATGCGTCAGGTTGAGTTGGGCGAGCTTGTAATCCAAGAGGCTGATTGATGTTTGGAGTAGCATTTGCTAGTACACCTTTTGCATCTCAATCAGAGATAGCATTTGTTGTTGATAGTGTAAATGCTACTAGCAATACTAACTCTGTTACTGTTGTAGCAGAAGCTCTTGTAGCACTTACTGGTGTAGCAGGTACAAGTGCACTTGGCACAGTAACTGTAACAGCAGATGCTAATGTAGCACTTATTGGTGTAGCAGCTACAGGTGCTCTTGGTACAGTTACAGTAGTAGCTGAAGCTAATGTAAGTCTAACAGGTGTATCTGCCACTGCTTCTCTAGGGTCTCCTACCATAGTTGCAGAAGCCCTTGTAAGTATTACTGCACCAACACTTACAAGCAGTTTAGGCACAGTTGTCGTAACCGCTGATGCAGTTGTAGTTACAACAGGGGCAAGTGCTACAGGTTCTGCAGGAATTATTACCACAAGAACCTCTAACACCTTTGTTATTAATACACCAGCACTATCTATTGCGGCAGGTTCACCTATAGTAAATGCAGCAAACTTTGATTATGAGTCTATTAAAGATAGCTACGATAGAAGAAGAGTTTTACACATTGGTGGAACATCACAGAGATTTACAGTTTCAATAGGAAAAGATTTAAAAGACAGAACAGTGTTTATAGCACCTATAGACAAAGACAATACAGTACGTATCGCAGCGTAAGGAATACAAAATGTCATATAAATGGCCTGACAAAGATAAAGATGAAATAGTAGATTATAACATTGACTGGTCAAGATTTCTTGGCGACGATACTATTGTAAGTGTTACTTGGTTTATTGATGCTGCAGATGGTACAAAGACTGAAGTAAGTAACGCACAAACTGTAAATGGATTACAAAAGGTACAACAAACAAATACATCAACTGTAGCTACAATAAGATTATCTTTAGGTACTAATAACATTCGTTATAAAATTACTTGTCAAATAACAACAACAGAAGGATTGCAGTATGAACGTGCAGTCTTTATAAGAATTAGGGAGAAGTAAATGGCTTACGATTTTATTGGTCTTGTTAATGAAGTGAACAGACGACTCAATGAAGTTGAACTTACTTCTGCTAATTTTGCTGCAGCTACAGGTTATTACAATCTAAGTAAAGATGCTGTTAATGCTTCTATTAGGCATATACACCAAGAAGAGTTTGAATGGCCTTGGAACCACGTAGAAGAAACAGAAGTGCTAACTGCAGGTGAAGTACGTTATAGTATACCCTACGATGCTAAAACAATTAACTTTAATACCTTTCGTATTAAACGTGATGATGATTTAAATGTAGAAACTAGAAAGTTAAAGATACTTTCTTATGAAGAATATCTTGACAAACACGCAGATTATGAGTATAACTCTAGTACTGGTATAAGAACAGTTCCTACACACGTTACAAGAGCACCTAGCAGGGAAATACTATTTACTCCAACTCCAGATAAAGCTTATGAAGTTATCTACGAGTATTTTACGGTTGGTGTAGATATGGCATTATCAACAGATGTACCAGCTATTCCAGAAGAATATAAACATATTATTGTAGATGGTGCTATGTACTATGTTTATATATTTAGAGGTGACACTCAGGCTGCTCAACTCTCTCAAGAAAAATTTGCTGCAGGTATCAAATACATGAGAAGCCTTAATATAAACAGAACAGAATATATTAGAGATACAAGAGTACACTACTAATGGCTACACAGTGGCAAACATTTCCTATTGAGTTTAAAGGTGGGTTGATTTCTAATCTGTCTGCTTTACAGCAAGGTACGAATGCTGTAGGGTCTGCCACTATTCTTCAAAACATGGAGCCTAACAAAGAGGGTGGCTACACTAAGATCAGAGGTTTTGAAAAGTATAGCACTACAACAGTTCCTGGTTCTGGTCCTATATTAGCTCTTAAAGTTATTAGCTCTGGTCGTATTGTTACAGCACGTAAGAACGCTTCTAATTTTACTCAATATTATTACGGCACAGGAACTACGTGGACTAGTATGGCTACTAGTGCTGGTACTAACGGAGGTAAAGCCAGACACGTACTTTATAACTTAGATGGTGATGATAAAGTTATATTTGTTGATGGTACTAACTACCCTGCAATATATAATACATCAGGTAATACTACAACCTTTATGACTTCTGCTAATAGCACTGATGTACAGGGTGCAGAACATGTAGCAGTCTTTAAGAATACAGCTTTTTATTCTAAAGGTAGTGATTTATTTTTTACTGCACCTTTTACAGTAGATAATTTTAATTCAGCTAGTGGTGCTGGAGCTATAAACGTAGCAAATGATATTACAGGGTTGTCAATCTTTCGTGATCAACTTATTATATTTACACAAGACAGTATAAAAAAACTTACAGGAAATAGTTCGGCAGACTTTACAATCTCACCAATTACAGATCGTATTGGCTGCATTAATGGAGATACTATTCAAGAGATTGGTGGTGATGTTATCTACCTAGCACCTGATGGTATTAGACTTCTAAGTGCTACTGATCGTATCGGTGACTTTGCTCTTGATATTGCATCAGACCGTATCTTTAAAGATGCTAATACTTTCTTGGCTAGTACTTCTAGTTTTACTTCCTTAGTATTAAGAGAGAAAAACCAGTATCGTATTTTTGCTTATATTTCTTCAGAACAAGATGATGCAGCTAAAGGTTTAATTGCTACGAAGTTTGTAGCTCAAGGTGCAGAAGGATTACAGTGGGCTACCACTAAAGGTATTAAAGCCAATGTAGCTGATAGCAGATACTCAGGTACAACAGAGATGGTAGCGTTTGGACATGACGATGGCTACATATATCAACTAGAATCAGGTTCAGACTTTGATGGTGAAAGTATAGAAGCTATATATGAATCTCCTTATATGCCTCTTACAGATCCACAAACCCGTAAGACTTTTTATAAACTAACTTTATATGCTGAACCTACAGGCACTATGAATTTAGATTTAAACGTAAGGTATGATAATAAAACATCTAGTGATACCTCAACTATACAACCAGCTACACAAACTATTTCAAGTACAGGTACTGCTATATTCTTATTTGGTGCATCTACTTCTGTATTTAATACAGCTACATTTGGTGGAGAACTAGATAGTGTTTACTCAGAACAGATTGTAGGTTCAGGAAAAACTATAGCTCTTAGACTAACAGATAATTCAACAAACCCAACATTTACACTTGATACAGCCCTGTTGGATTTTAGACAAAACGACAGACAGTAAGGAAAAGACATGGCAGGATATACAAGACAAGATACTGCAAACAACATTGCTAACGGTAATGTTATTGATGCTGATGACTTTGATGCAGAGTACAATGCTTTAGAAGGTGCTTTTAATGCATCGACGGGACATAAGCACGATGGTACATCTGGTGAGGGTGCTCCTATTACTAAGGTTGGACCTAGCCAAGATCTTGTCATATCTGCTACACAAGTTAAACCTAAGACAACAAATACTCTTGATCTAGGTACAAGTTCTTTGCAATATAAAGACGGATACTTTGATGGAATAGTTTATCAAGATGGTGCTGTTGTAGGTGTTAATGCTTACATGACCCTATCAGATAACGAGATTGATGTATCCTCTGGGGATCTTACCTTAGATGCTGCAGGGGATATTATTCTTGATGCTGATGGAGCAGATGTAATACTTAAAGATGCAGGTACACAATTTGCTGCCTTTACAAACAACAGTGCTAACTTAATTCTAAAGTCAGGGTCTACAACAGCAGCAACTTTTACAGGTGCTAATGTAGATCTTGCTGGTACACTTGATGTAACGGGTAACACAACACTTGATGGTGATCTTACTGTCGTAGGCAATGTAAGTTCTTCCGCAGGTAATCTAACTCTGTCTGCAGGTAATGCTACAGTGGGTGGTACTCTAGGAGTTACAGGTGCTGCTACATTAAGTAGTACCCTTGCTGTATCAGGTGCAGTAACAGCTAATGCAGGGGTAGTTGTAGACAACATTACTATTGATGGACAAGAGATTGACCTATCTAGCGGTGATCTTACCGTTGATGTAGCTGGAGACGTTATCTTAGATGCAGATGGTGGTGATGTAATACTTAAAGATGCAGGAGTTCAGTATGGCTCTTTAACTAACACTTCTGGTGATCTTATTGTAAAATCAGGCTCTACTACTGCAGCTACCTTTAGTGGAGCTAATGTAACTCTTGCAGGTAATGCCACCATCTCAGGTAATACTACACTAACAGGCAGTCTAACTGCTAACGGTAATGTTACTCTTGGTGATGCTGCTACAGACACAGTTACAATTACAGCAGATGTCGCTTCTAATGTTATCCCCAGCGCAGATAGCACATACACTATAGGTGATAACACAAACCGTTGGTCACATGTATACAGTGATGCACTTACTCTTACCAATGACGCTACGATTTCTGGCAATGCTACAGTTACAGGAAACCTTACTGTAAATGGTACAACTACTACACTAAACACTACTAACACTGTTGTATCAGATAGTCTTATTGAATTAGGTAATGGTACATCAGGAGCACCTGCAAATGATGCTGGTATTGTTATTGAACGTGGTACATCTAGCAATGCATTTATGGG